ACGGTGGAGTCGAGCGCGAGCCCGCTTTGCAGTTTCGTCACTGCGCCAGCGGCCACGGCGTCGGCAGAGACGGCGTTGTCGGCTATCGCCTTCACGTCGGCTGGCACGTTGCCGGTCACGTCGCCAGACGCCAGGGTCGCAGGCACCTTGCCGCCGGATGCGTTGATCTGACCCGCACCGGTGCCGACCGAGACCTTCATCGCGTCGCCCGCCTGGGCGGCGGTCTTGGCGGCGTCGTAATCGGAGTGCAGGGTGAATCCGGCCTTGTCGGTCAGGGCGCGAGTGGCGGCGCCCCAGACGGCGGTCGCGTTGTCGGATGCTGACGGCGGCGCTGCGTAGGACGCAGCCGCCAGCCGGCTGTCGACCTTGACGTGCGCGGAGCCGCTGATGTAGGCCGTGTTCACAGTCGGTGCGATGAGGATGCGCTGATACAGCGTGTCGCAACCCTCGGCAACGACGATGAGCACGACCTCGGACCCGACCGCGCCGTCGAAGGCATCGGCGGTGAAGTCGATGCGGTAGACGCCGTTGCCGCAGTGGTATCCCTTGCCTGCCGAGAAGGCCGAGTCTGCGGCGGCGAGTGCTTCAAGGTCTTTCTTTTCCGACTGAGCCGCGCCCTCTTTCTGGTAGTAGGTGTCGATGTCGGTGATGGCCACGTCCGTCTTGGGGAGATGCGTCGTGGCGTCCCTGAGCACCCAGTAAGTCGAGAACCCGGCCGCGCCGGACTTGATGAGCCTCATGCCGATACACCTCCCATCATGTCAACCGGCATGACCACGGTCGTCGTCTCACCACCTGCCTGGCGGAGCCAGGTCGCCGCCAGGCGCGGCGCGTAGGGGTTGGCGTTCATAGTCAAGTCGCCGCCGCTCGTCTGGCTGCAGTACATCTTCACGACGTCGTTGGCGGCGAGCTCGCGGACGCACGACACCTGTTGCATGCACAGCGCGTTGCCCGGCGGGGGGATGCGCTCGCGCGCGACGATGTCGCTGCCGACCACGATGCCGATAGAGCGCCAGCCGGTAGCGTTGCCTGCCCAACAGAACGACAGGTCCAGCAGGTAGACGCCGGCGACAGGGATGGTGATGCCGGCCGGCGAGCCCGAGTCGAAGAAGCCGTCCGTATCCCACTCGACGGTCGCCGACTTCGTAAGCGACGGATAGACGTCGGTGTTATTGTCGATGGTACCGTCCGACGTGCGCAGGATGGAGCACGACGGCACGCGAGTCGTGAAGATGTACAGCCGCTTCTGCGCGTTCGCCAGCGCCGCCATCAGACCGCCCTCGTGATGGTCGAGTAGCTCGATATGCCCGCGCCGAGGTAGCAGTAGCCGCCCCCGACGATGACCGTCCAGTCGCTCTGCGCCCCGACCGTGGTCGTGTCCCACACGTTCGGGCTCGGCAGGTAGAGCGCCAGCACGTCTTCCTTGAGCAGCCCCCGGATGCAGCCCACGCCGCTGGGCCATGTGTCCGCGGCGGGCGCGTTGCGCTGCAGGATTGCGATGCGACTGGTCAGGTTGACCCCGCCGAGCCAGAGGTCGTTGGCCCCACTCACGTTGCCGCCCGCGATGAGGTTGCGGTCGAGCCACGGCCGCGTCACGGCACACCAGATGGCGTTCCATGAGCTGGATGCAATGCCGGACCCGGCCATGAGCGCGGCCGTCACGCCGGGCAGGCGCGAGAATCCGCCGTAGGTGACGGGACTGCTTGTTGTTGCGCCGGTCATGTTGCCAGTGGCGCTACCCCCCGACAGCGCCACACAGCACAGCGGCATCGGGTCTGTCCCCACGAGCGAGTCGAGCAGGCCGAAGTAGGCCGAGTAGGTGGTCGCGCTCACCTGACAAGCGACGATAAGCACGTCCTTGGTCAGTTTGAGCGCGTAAGCGAACCCGGAACTGATGAGGGTTGGCGCCCAATACATTCCATACGTGCCGTAGCGCGCGTTGAACGTGCGCCACGTGGGCGTGCCGTCGGCGGAGTCATGCGTGTAGTCAGTAGCGTCCGGCACGATGGCCGGGTTCTTGTACTGCCCGATGGGACAGGCGCACATGCCCTTGTTCGTATCGGACACGATGGGGGAGTAACGTTCGAACGTCGCTATCCAAACACTGTTACCGCTCGCGTAACAGGCCACCCCCACGTAGAAGTCGATTCCTGCGCTGTTCGCCCCCGCCCCGGTCCCGGCGCATTTGAACACGTCGACGGAGTAGCTCGCGCTGCCGCTCTGCCCCGCCCCGGTCCCGGCGGGCACGTTCTCGACGAACGACCAGTTGCTGGTCGAGCCGACCAGCGTCTTGAGCTTGTCCGAGAGCGCCGCGCCGGGCGTGTCGGAGGTGATGGAACCGTTGTCCCAAGCCATTACCTCATCTCCTTCAAGGGGAAGTGCTTGCCGGGGCACGAGGTCGAGTTGAGCGGCATCTCAGCCTGCCAGTGGATTCGTCCGCCCGGCGTCGAACTGCGCCCGCGCCCGGTTGAGCATCTCCTGTGCAAGACTCGCCTGCGATGCACTCTCGGCAGCCTTGTCCTCGTCAAGCATGGAGAGGTCGCCTTCCGTCCAGCCGCCGCGCCTGAGCGCGGTCTTGAGCGGGACACCGGCTGCGACGAGCCTACCGACCACATCAGCCTCGGCGGCGGGCTGCACGGTGCGCACGTCTTCCCACACGCACTCGATCTCGTGCGCCGGTACATCGCGCCCGTTGAGCGCGAGCGCGTAGGAGGCCACGTCGCGCCAGCAGGCACCAAGACGCTCCTGATACTTCGCAGCCTTGCGCGCGAGCGGCGTCTCCATCGCCACGAGCGCGTCGCCTGAGATGTTGCCGCCCTGGGCGAAGAAGTAATGCGCCGGAGTGCGCGTGATGCGCGCCATGGCGTTGGCCCAGTGATCGACTGCCTGCGTGAAGTTGGCCAGCTCGGTCGCACTGAACTCTCCGACCTGCGTCGACTCCGAACCGTCGCCGTCTCCGGCTGGGATCGACCAGATCTCGTTCGGCGCGTTGCGCAGCTGGGATACGTCGGCCTGCGAGATGATGTAGCGCTGTTTGAAGGCCCCGAACTCGGCCGCGACCATCATGTCGGCGATGAGCTTGTTGACCGCGTCCTGTGGCTCGGTCGCGTTCTGCAGCTCGCCGTAGATGCGCCGCACGCGGCTGCGGACGTGGAACACCGGGATGCGCCCGGTGTCGTTGGCTTGCTCATCCTCGAGCGTGAACCCGGACGCGCTCTGCACCTGCTCGGTCGCGCCGCGCGACACGTAGTGCTCGAGGCGGTCGGTGTAGTAGAGCGTCAGGTGACGCTGCCCGCCCTCGTCATACCACTTCGCAGCGAAGGCCGGCGCGCGCGGGTTTGACTTGTCATAGGCGACCGTGCAGACGCGCGGGTCGTTGTGGACGACGCGGGTCAGTCCGTCCTCATCGCGGCCGACTATCACGAAGCTCTCGCCGCAGACGGCCACGTCCTCGGCCACGTCGTCGGTCTCGATCTCAAGGTGCTCCTGCTGCCAGATCGTGTCGAGCACGTCTTGAGCGGCCTGATCGGTGCGCAACGCGAAGCCGGTCAGCGCGAGCCGGTCGACCAGCGAATCGACCACGGTCGCGCACCAGTTCTCGCTGAACTTGGCGTCGATGCGCGCGAACGCCTGTTGCAGGCGCGCGGTCGAGTAGCGTAGCGGCTGCTCGCCGTCGTAGTAGGCGAACAGTCTGTCGATACGCGAACGCTTCGCGCTCAGCGCCGCGAAGGCACGCGCGAGGTCTGTTTGGGGTGCGGCCACGGCGTAAGTCTCCCTCTCCCACCGGCGTGGGTCGTTACCATTCATCCCTGCACAGAGACGGCGGCGCGCTGCGTGCGCTTCACCATCAGTTCTGAGAGCGCCCAGACGAGCGCGTCGACTCGGTCGGGCGAGGTCTTGTCGTCCTGCGGGCTCCAGGTCGTCATCTGCAGCTCCAGCTCTGGGAAGACGCCGACGTGATGCACGCGCCCCTGTTCGTACATCGCCGCGACCGGCTCGGCCCGCGTCGCCTTGCCGCGGCTGGCGCGCACCGCCTTGTACGGCACGGTGGCCCGCACCGCCCGCAGGTTGCTCCTGATGAGGTCGCCGCCGTTGTTCACCTCGCCGATGACGCGGTCGGCGCCGAGCACATCGTACTGGGCGATCGCCTTGCTAGCCCAGCCGAGCGGCGAATAGCGGCCGGATGCGTCGGCCAGTACATAGGCATGGTCGTCGACGCCGAGGCCGGCCGCGACGATGCCAGTCTCGTCAGAGTCGGCGCTCGCGCTCACGGCTGGGTCGATAGCGACCACGACGCGGCGCATCTCAGGCGGCCTCGCGACGCGGTGGCCGTCGATGAGCGCGTTGCTCCAGAGTGCATCGGTGAGCTCGTCGATGAAGCGCGCCTCGATCTCCTGCTCATAGGCTCGGCTCGTCATCGTCGAGCGCAGCGCATCCAGTTCGTCGGCGGGCAGGTAGGGGTTGGCGGTCGATGCGAAGCGCCAGCTCGCCCAGTCGGGATGGTCGTCACTCTGCCCGAGGTCGTACATCGCGGCGAAGTCGTCACGGCCCTTCGGCGTCGAGAGGAACCACGCGTCGCCTGCGTAGTCGATGAGCGTCGGGCGTATCACCATGTCCCACACTTCGGCGAGGTCACTGACCATGGCGGCCTCATCGACGATGACGCGAGCGTAGCGGCGTCCGCGACTCGTCTCCGGCGCGTCCAGCGACCAGAACTCGATCACGCCGCCGGTGATGAGCTCGAGGCGTTTCTCCTGTTCATTCTTCTGGGTCGTGACCGGGGCGAGCGTCGCGCGCGTCTCGCGCCACAGCTCGGCCAGCATCTTGTAGGTGGGCGAGTACCACCCCACAGGCTTGCCGGTCAGCGCTGTGTCGGCGGAGAGGCGGATGCCGAAGCGCGATTTGCCGAGACGCCGCCCGGCGCAGAGCACGTTGAACCGGCGGCGCTCGTCATATACCTGCTGCTGGGCCGGGTGAAGCCTATTCAGCCGGAGGTGGATCGTCCTGGTAGGTGACAACGACCTGCACCTTCTGTTCGCCCTGGTGCTCGACCTGCACGCGGTCGGAGTAGCTGCGCGGCTTGAGCTTGGACGCGGCCCACTTGAGCGTATCGACCAGGAGCCGGTCGCCGATCGGGTTGTTGCCCTTGCGACGCGCCACGGCGATGGCTTCGTCGGCCATCGCGTCGGCCTGTAGTTCGCGAGCCCGTGCGTATTCCTCCGAGAACCCAGGCAGCTTCACGGCCCACAGCCTGATGGTCGATTCACACGGCATGCCGGGCGTCTCTGCGATCTCGCGCAAGGTCTCGCCGTTGGCGACGCGCTTGCAGATGCGCGTGCCGAGCGCGGCGTTGTACTTGGTGGGTCTGCCGGGACCGCGTTTCTTCTTCTCGGCCATGCTCACATCCTCTCACTGGAGCGGCGCCGCTTCGTACCCGGCGGCGCACGGTGGACGATGTAGCCCCCACGCGGCGGCGGGCAGCCATCTATCACCCAGCCGTCGCGGCGCATCTTCTGGATGTGCTTCCAGACCGCGACGCGAGCATCTGCCGGCATGTTGAAGTGACGCACCGGGTCGGCGCGCCCGCCTACGCGGCTCGCCATGTACTCGGCCAGTAGCCGCGGGAACGCGCCGTCGAGGCGCGGATCGTATTCGTCGCGGCGCTGGCACGGGCTGCACAGTGGACCGCGGTTGTCAGATGCGAGCACGCAGCCACAGGCGACGCAGAGCGCTCTCTCACGCAGAATCCGCCGCGTCGGCCGCGCTGCCTCGACATGAGCAGAGAAGACCGAGCGCGGCGGGTGTTGGCGCGGCTTAGGCACGCAGCTCACTTGGGCAGACGCGTTCGGCGTAGCGCTCGCGACCACGTCGGTTGCGGCACTCTTTGCATGTCCGCGAGAGTCCATCGCGCTCGGCTGCGTCACGGACGTAGAAGTCGGTCGACGCCGGCAGCTTGCGGTCGCAGAGCGGACAGCGCTTGGCACCGAAGAGCAGCAGCTCGAGGTCGAGGTCGGTCCAGGCGTCGGCCTGTCGGCGTCCGCTGGGGAAGTTCGCCACTCTCAATCACCCTCTCTGGCGTTGCGCAAGGCGGTCTCGCGGCGTCTTGGCGCGTCCTGCGACTCGGGGAGCCTCTGCGGCCTCTGCGGCGCTCAGACGCGCGATTTCGCCGGTGATGGTGCGCAGCTGTCCGCTCGGCCTGCCGGTGCGCGCCCAGTTGACCAGCGCGGTGAAGTCGTCGACGCTGTCGACCAGGTAGGTCTCCACCCCGCAGGCGGCGCGTCGCTCGGCGGCGGCGACCTGGTCGAGCGAGACACGTCCGGCGCGCGTGCCGACGCTCTTGGGACGCTTGAACTCGACCAGGTACGTCCGTCCGCCGGCGTGCAGCACCCCGTCGGGAAAGCCGCGCGTCGTGCCGGAGCCTTTGGCGCGGCGCTGGCCGACCAGCTCGAGCTCGACGCGCATCGCCTTGGCGATCTTGCAGCAGGTGGCGACCAGGTCGGATTCGATGGTGTAGCTCACGAGCGCACCCCCCGCAGCAGGTACCCGCCGCCGGGACCGGACGAGGTGGCGATGTCATACCCGTCGCGCCGGAGCTGCCTGGCGGCGGCTGAGACACGCTGCCGCGAGACGTGGTAGCCGAGATCGTCGAGCACGTCGTGGTAGGTCACGGCCAGACCTGGGGTGCGGAGCATGGTGCGCAGTAGGGCGTGGCGGGCACTCATTCGTCATCCTCCCCCGCGAACTCGTCCCACCAGTCGCACTCTTGGCAGGGGTTGTAGATGTTCACCCACGTCGCGCTCAGGCACTCAGGCGTGCCGGGGTCGTGGGGGCAGTGGATGTTCTTTGCGGCGGTTTCGCTCACGGCTCCCTCCAGCAGATAAGCACGACGTGGTTCCCCAGAAGCTCACCGAGCCAGTACGTACCGGAGACCTCGCGTGTGAAGTACTCGTCTGTGAAACGGCGCACGATGCGGATGCGCTCCGGCTTCCTCGCGTTGAGCTCGCACCACTCTTCGTCGGAGAGCAGGCGGAGGGTGCAGGGCTTCAAGCCGCCTTCCTCGGCGAAAAACCAATCGTCGTCGCTTACGAAGGTGACGAGGTCGTCATTCAGTTTCATCGTCCCCCCTCTCTGCCGGCCGCGCTCTCATGCGGTTTCACGGCTCCGCCCTCCATTCGCCACACCAGTCGCTCCCGCGCGTCACCGGCCACGCCGTTAGCGGCACGTCCTCTTCACAATCAGGCCCGACGTTGTAGCTGGTGATAATCCGCCCCTGGCGCACCGTCGGCGGATGCCGCCGACACTCGCCGCTCTGCGCTTCTCGGTACTCACCGACCGCGCAGTGCCAGTAGACACAGGCACAGCAGAGACCGATGGAAGTAACGTCGATAAGTCTCACGGCTCCTCCTCCCGATACAGCTCGATCAGCACGTTCCCTCGTGCGCCACGCCGAACGACTCGGCACTTCGCCCCAAAAGGCACCGTTACGGGGTAGCATCCGCCGAACGCGCGCCGAATGCGATAGGTGTGTGTCATCGCAGTCACCGCTCCTCCCGATACACGCTAATCACCACGTCCCGCTTGTCCAAGTAAGTCGCCGCCGTCCGCCGCGCCGCCGCAGAGTCGCGCGCCAGGACGCGCACCACCTCGTAGTCACGGCGGCGGGGACGGCCATGGCGGATGAGCAGGACGTAGCTGTCGAGCTGGTCCGTCACGGCAGCATCGTCATCGCCGTCAGCGCCAAGGCGGTCAGCAGGCCGATCAGGCCGACCGTCAGGATCACGATCGTCCAAGCGAACATGTTCATGATTCCTCCCCTGCGTCCAGTCCATCGGTGGCCAGCTCGAACAGCTCCGCCTTCGTCTCGGCAGCGCGCCTCACTCCGTCGCGGTAGCCGGCGTGGTAGGCGTCGTCACACGACGCGCCGGCGGACAGCGCGATGAGCAGCATGCCGACGATGACTCCGGCGGCGAAGACGACCAGCATGATGATGTAGGTCACGGCACTCACCCTTCGCAGTCGCTTTTCATGGCTCTCTCCATCCTCAGTATTCAAAGCCCAGATCCTCGCCTGATGTACGCCGACTCGGGTCGCTCGGCGTCGGCTGGGGACCGGGGGGTTCCCTTATTAGGAACCCCCCCCGGTTCCCAACTTGCCGCAGGCCCCGGTTCCCGACGGTTCCCGGGGGGTTCCCGAGGCTGGTTCCCACGGTTCCCGAGGGGTGGTTCCCTGGGGTACCGAAATGGGGGGTTCCCGAGGGGTTCCCGGCCGGTTCCGGGGGGTTCCCGGGGTTCCGGAACTGCTCCGCCGCGCGTTCCCTGCGCCAGCGCAGAGCGGCCAGGACCACCTGCCGTCTGCGCTTCACGCCGGCCTGCACCAGCTTCTCCCGCGCATCGGCGTACTTGGCGTCCAGGCCGACCTTGCAGCGGTCCAGCAGGATGACGGTCTCATTGGTACCGGCGGGCCAGTCGTATTCCATCGGCAGGTAGCGTAGCGGCGCGTCCTTCTGCATGAACGTCACGCTGGCCGGCACCCAGCTCATGCGCGACAGCTCGCGCTTCATGGTGATGCCGTTCTCGGTCTGGGCCAGCTTCCAGACCACGTCCACGTCGTCGCCTTTCGACGAGCTGCCGCGCTGTCCCTGCTCCGAGCTCTTGCCGCCATGGTCGAGCCGCACCCAGGTGAGGCCGCGCTGCTTGAGGCGGATCCCGGTGTAGCGGTAGAAGTCGCGGAACGTGTCGGCCGAGTTCTCTTCGCCGCAGACGGCCCGGCTGATCGTGTCGATCACGACCACGATGTGATGGCCTGGCAGCTCTGCCTCGACGGAATCGACCATCGCACAGAGCGCGTCGGCGCCGGTGATCGTGTCGAGCGGCGGCAGCGTCGGCAGTAGTGCATAGCGCAGACGCGACAGGTCGCTGTCGGGGCCGTAGCCCATCTCATCGAGCCGCTCATAGAGGTCGGCCTCGGTCATCTCATAGTCGAGATAGATC